AAAGTCGTCATATTTCTCATAATCTGATTTATTAAAAAAGACTCCGTACTTGAATGTACTGTTGTTTATAGCAGAATAAAAAATATTTTGGGCAAGACCGGCCGATTCAAGCAAAGCATTAAATTGTTTGCCTGCGACCTTTGATACCCTGTATTCCTCTGGTATATTAACAGTTTGAACCTCAGTATTCCCGTTGCTAAAAACTTTTACTTGACTATATGTTTGCAACAAATATGCTATAAAAATAGGATCATTAAAGAAGCCTTTTACTTTATCTATTTCACTGTTTTTATAAAGCAAAGACTGCAAATACATACCGATCTGAAGCCCACCAATTGAAGCATTATAATACCCTGAGTCTTTACCTGCTGCTGCTGCTGCGGGGTCGATATTGTCTCCACTCTTGGGCCAAGACTCGGTGCCTGATTTCCCGGCATCTCTATCAAGCGTGGCTTGATAAAACTCAATAGTACCGATTTTGGCTGGACCTTGTTCAATCCATTTTTTAAGTTCTCTTAAAAAACGAGAATCTCTTGGGTCTACAGTCATTATTCCACCACCTGTAAAGCATCAGCCAAACTAACTGGTATTTTAATTGTATCTCCAATTTTATTATGTGACTCTGTGGGCTTCTTATTGAAAGAGGCAATAACCCACCAATATTGAGGATCTCCATAGTAAAGAGAAGATAGTTTCCAATACATGTCTCCATACTTCCAAACATAATTTACGGTCTCAATAGAGTCATAAACCTCTTGTTCTAAGACTTCTTTCTCTAGAGTTCTGTATTGCTCTATTGATCTTTGACCTCTTTTATCAAGGAGGTTTTTGTATTGCTCATCAGAGTTTATTGCTATTCTTCTTTTGTTGTATCTTGACATAATTGTTCTCTGTGTTATTTACCAAAAAAGGTATCTGATCCTTTTATCCACTTGTTATCCTTACCAAGACCTTTGGTCGCCTGGTGTAGCACATTAAGTGTAAAAGACAATGAAATGACTTTTGGATAAAGACTGTTTGAAGAAGTAAACATACCCATTTCTAAAACCGGTGTCCACTCAAGCCCAGACAAATAACCAAGTTGTGCCTTACTTCCCTCAGAAATTAAGTTTGCAAATTTAACAGATACCAAAGGAGGACGAGATATGAGTTTATCCTTTCCCTTTCCTTTTCCGTCTACATAACCAGGATATAGAAATTGAGCCAACTTATCACATTGGTTCAAATTATCCTTTGCTACGTCAAGATTTGCAGCAGGCAAATCAAAGCCTAATGAAATGCTTCGTCTAGTGCCTTGAAATGTGGCGATTGGATCCATTCTGCCGTATACTTCTTCTTCATTCCAATTGGAAGTAAAGGTTTGCGTGAAAGAGGTTAAAAACGCAGGAACCACCACTTCAGCACCATTTAGTTTGCTTTTAATTGTTAATTTTGCTTGTTTGTTATCTGCAATTGCTGTTACTGATGTTTCGTAAAATTTTGATATTGACATTTTATGTTCCTGATTTTATGTGACCCTTAGCGATCATTCCTTCTAAAAGTTCAGTTGTAGCTGGACCGTCAAGTTGAATCATCATTGACTTATCTTTGTCTTTTTCACCTGAGAAATAACCCCCAACACTATCGATGAAGCTGCCGAGGTTTCTACTCAATGCTGCACCAGCACCACCTTGGTTCATTTCACCAGCGGCTTGACCGGTTGTAATAAGAGCCACATTAGCCAATACTGAAGATATTTTTGCACCGGATTGAGACTCTAAATTATCCAATGCTGATTGCGAGACGCTTAGTCCTTCACCTATTGCGCTAAAAGCTGCTCTGATATCTAGTGCCATCGCGGCGACTTCTTTCAAGCTTGTTGCCATTCTTGTAACAATGTCTGAGTTTTTTCCTACACTGTTGATTATAAATCCAACGGCGGTGGCGGCGGCGGCCATTGCCGTCAAGACGCCAACAAAGACGGTTGCACCAATAGAACCAATTGTACCAAGACCTGCAAATGCTGCCGTAAGAACGCCGACTGCGCTAGCCACAAGATAAAGTCCAGCACCAAAGCCCACCATAGAGAAGCCTATACTAATAAAACTTGCATCTAATTCAGCCAAGGCCACTAATCCGTCAAATATAACTTTAAACATAAGAGCAATACTGCCTGCTATTAATGCGGCACCAATTCCCACACCTAACATTGAAAACCCAAGCGTGCCCATTGAAGCTCCAAGTGCCGCTACTTTTGGGGCTGAACTTCCGGCTACTTTACCAAATACCTTAACCATACCGGCAGCAAGAAGACCCTTTGAGGTTATAAAAATAAACCCTGCGCTCACAAGAACAGTCAAGGGGTGAAAATCTTTTAAAAAATTTAAAAACCCTGCGAACCCTTCTGCTACTTTTTTGATAAATGGTATTATAGGTTGCACATCAATTGCGAAAGCGGCCATGATTTGTTTTAATTCGTCAACAATGGACATTGCTGCTTTCATTTTTTTTGCCATTGCTTCTGCGGTTTTATCGGCTGCTTTCTGTTGAGATTGCATATCCCTGTATGCACCCAAACTCATACCAAGAATCTTATTTGCTTGAGCCATGTCTTTAATGCCCAACTGAGCGGCAATTGCTTGTTGTGTGAATTTGTCAAGATTTTTAAAGGATGTCCCGGTTGCCTGCATTCCTTTAATAACTTCTTCAACTCTTTGTCCATGATCCATCATCATCATGTTCACGCCAGAAAAGCTTGTTCCCAAAATAGCATTCATTTTAGCTGCGGTTTGTGCCGAATCAGCAAAAGTATCAAATTTGTTTGCAATGCCCAATAACGTGTTGACTTCAACACCTGCGACTTGGGCCATTGAGGCTATCTTCATAAATACTTCTGGTGCTTTATCACCGTAAACGGCAAGTGTAGCAAGAGAAGAATTAAACTCTTTTGTTATTTTGCTTGCGGTCATTCCAAGAGCTTGTCCCGATAAAGCAATTTCTCTTGTCAGGTTATTGGCTGCCGTTTCAGACATTCCTAAGCCTTTGGTCAAGTTGTTCAGCGTTTGTGCTGAGTCGTCTGCGGCAACGCCTAGTTTTTCAAGCCCAACAACAGTACCTAATAAATTTTGTTGCGTCGATGCTGATAATTCAGCAAATTGAGACAGTCCTGTTCTTAAGGATACTAAACCCTTACCAACGTCTTCTGCACTTACATTGAACCTTTTCATGCTATCATTTGTCGCACTAAGCATTCCATCAAACTCACGACCGAAACCAGTTGATTTCGCATAAGCTGCGCCTGCTTTGTCAACAGCGGTGGCTTGAGCTATTGTAGCTTCTGCTATTTTACTAATAATTGATACGCTAATGTTAGCAGCGTTAAATACATTTGTGAACCCTTTTGCAAGACCTTTAAGTCCACCTTCTTTCTTGGCTGCGGCTCCGAGTTCGTAAATTTGTCTTAAAAATTTATTACTGCCCTTGGATAAAAGCCCCATTTTCGTGGCCATATCTTCAAAAAACGGCTGACCTTTTCTCAGAGCCTCTTCATAGCCGGGACCCATAGCTTCAATTTCTTCTATATACTCTTTGGCGGCGTCAGCGGCGTCTTTAAGCGCAGCGATTTGGGCTCGTTGCATTTCAATTGCTTGTCTTTCAGCTTCTGTTTTCGCTTCAGTTGTTAACACGGCTTGCGCGTTAAGCTTTTCATAATCTTTTAAAAGAGTGCGAGCGGCATCAAGCTGACCAATGGTGTCACCAAAGGTTTTCGCCATTTCCATTTGTGCGGCTGTTGCTTTTGCTGTCTCTGTTGAAACTTCTTTTGTTGCTTTAAAAAGCTTTCTCATGCCCTCGGTATACTGATCGCTAGTAATCGTACCTTCAGCTTTAGCTTTGTTCAGTTTTTCAATTCTTTCAATTTCAGTCACTCATTAACCCTCGTCTTTGAAAGGCCACAATAATCCTGTTGTATTTTCAAAGTTCTGTACTGCTGTATTTAGTTCTTCGCGAGCTTTTACAGTTTGAAAGTGTTCTTTACCATAACGAGAATAAACATCAAGATATCCCTTCTCGGCTACAATGGCTTGAGCATATGATTTAACATCTTTGTGCTTTCCACGAATAATAAATTTAGGACCGGCAGCCTCTTCTTCATTGACGTTAGCGACAACCTTAACATCGTCTCCATACATCATTTTTAATAAAGATTTAGACCAAGACCCTAACATCTCCATCCATGTCTCTTTAAGAAGTTTCCTTTCTGATAAATCAATTACTAACATATAAATTATCTCCCCAATTGTAGTAAATAGTTTTAATAAAAAAATGCCCCAAAGGGCATTATTTATCTTCGCTTATGAGCTTTATCTATTTCTTTTTTCTCGTCTTTGAATTGTTTTTGCAGTCTCTTTAAAAACCACAATCTTAATCCAACAGGTAAATTGTAAGCCTCCATAAAAGACCAACCACCATGATGTTTTAAAAGAAAAAACTGCTCATAAATAGCCTCAACATATTTATCGGTCAGGCCAAAAAAAGTCAGCCCCAAAGGGCACCTCCAATTCTTGCTCAAAGCCGCATGCGGTACAAGAATAGTCGTCAATAACCTTGACATCGGGATTAACTGCTTTGTAGCAAGACCTAAGAAATCTTGAATCTCTTGTAGGTAAATTATTAACAAACTGATTAATGACTTCTTGTTCAGTATAGCCAGCCACTGAAACAATCATTCTTTTATATTGATCTGTCAAGGCAGACTCTAATAATTTGCCTTTTGCTTTATTTGTTGAAAGTTGGGACAGATATATTTCGTCCTTACCTTTGAGTAATTTAAAGTGTACTTCGTATTTAGACAGAGGCATTGTGACTTTAAAATTGCCTTCTGGTGTTTGACTCACTCCTAAATTTTCGTCTAATGTTGTTTCGTGAGTCTTTGTATTAGTTAGATCAAAATTAAAGTCTGAGGTGTCACCACATGCTGGGCAGCTTACTCTTGTGACGTAATCTGCTCCATATCCTGAAATACGGGCGGCGATAATAATAGCATTTCGGTCACCAACAAGCAACGAAGAGGCTTTAAAATTCTTATTTACAATTATATTATCTAAGAGCCTTTCAATAGCAATCCCTTTCTTTAGAAGCGTTTTAGAGGTTAATATATCCTCATCTTTAGCTGTCATGTAACGAATTTCAATCGTATCTTGGCCATGCATTGGGTGACTACTATCGTAACCTAAACCCTTCGAGGGAAGATCAACAAACTCTGTTGGTGCAACAAAATGCATTGGGCTCTGAACACTTGTTGTCTCTGGGGTTGGAGCCTCTGCTTGAGGGACTGCTCCAGTTCGTCCCATATTGTTTCTACTCAATTTTCACCTCTTTAAAATTATTTTTCTGTTGTCGCATAATCATAAGCGACAGTTATTTCTATTGAAACCAGGTCATCGCTGCTATAATCTAAATCGCCATAATTAACAGACTTAATGAATGAATTTACCAATGTCCAAGTTCTTAATGTAGTACCATCGTCCTTCATTTGTTCTATTACAAAATTAGATACTTTTGCAGCAGCGGTGGTGGTGGCGGCTACTCCGGCGGCGGCGGGGGTGGTTTTTTTCTTTGTAACTGATTCTATCTTTAAAATCCCCTCCTCTTGGAGAAAATTAAAATCTTTAGAAACCAACACCTTTTTAACTTCTTCAACAGCGGAAGCAACATCGACAATACTAATGGTCACATCATTCCAAGTGGGTACACCAGGATACTTAAACTTTTGATTTAAAAGTTGATATTCATTAGTATTGATCTCAAATGAAGGCAAAGTAACAGAATTAGCGTACCACCAATTGATATTCTGAGTTGTTCCTACTTTAAATCTGTATTTTCTTGCGGGACTTGCGTCCTTGTTACTCCAAAAAGCCATTTAAACCTCTTATTGAATTAACTTTTAGCTTCAAATCGTGTATCTGCACCGGCACCGCCAGTACAAGTTGCCCAATCATAACGAAGAGTCATATCAATTTGTTTCAAATCGTCGCTACTATAGTCTAGATCGCCAAACTTAGCAGACTTAATGAACGGATTTTTCAATTCCCAAATTTCAATTTCTTTTCCTTCAGCGTCTAAGACTTCAATCTTAACCAATCCTAAGCCAGCGGCTTTCTTCTTGGAAATAGAAGGCTTGTTTGCTGCGGCACCTTCGTTTGCAGGTACGATATATCCACTGTCTACAAGCATCTTATTTAATAAGTCGGTTGCATCGGGAGAAATAGGATCAACAAGAGTCAATGAGACCTCTGACCAAGAGACTCTCCCTGGGAAGTAATATTTATTATCCATATGATTGTGTTCAACTTCTGAAACATCAAATGAAGGAAGAGTGGCTGTTTTTGCCCACCATACGATAGAGTTAGCTTGTCCGAAAGGGATCATAGTAACTTTAAATCTATAATTTCTTTTTGCCTCTGATGTGTGGCTGCTCCAAAATGCCATAATTTGTTTTCTCCTTATTATAACTTAATTAGTTTCTACTCTAGAATTGAACGCCTGATCTTGTGATAACAAAATCAATTGCAATAAATTCTATTGCTCTTGCTGGCTTGACGAAAATCTTAGCATATAAAATGTTTTGATCAACCAAAGAAGGTGTCGTAGTTGTTTCGTCTAGAATAAGCTTGTATTCTGTGATTCCAAATCTTGCTTGGACATCAGCCAAGATCAAATCAGCACTTGACTTGAAACGTGACCATGTTGCTTGAACATTTTGATCAAAAAGAATAGTATCTGCAATTGCTCCAACTCTCTTCTTGAGGTAAATCATCAATCGTCTTACATTGATCCTGTCCAATGCGGAAGGAGTTTGTTGCAGTGTCTTCTGACCGAAGATTACAATTTCTCCAACTGCTGGGAATCGTGCGATTGGGTTGATATTTAATTCATATAGTTCATCGCGATCTGCTTTTGGAAGGTTCTTCCAAGTTCCGACAACGCGAGGGCCGTCATTTCCACCAAGGATAGAGATACCACCACGATTGAACCCAGCAGGTGCGAACCAAGGTCCTTCTGAATTTGCGTCAGAGAAAGCCAAAGCTCCAAGGCCAGCTACAGAAGCAGGAGCGACAAATACATCACCGTTTCCAGAAAGTGTATCGCGCATACGAACTCTTGGGTAGTAAGTGGCTGCGTAGCTAGTGTTTAAATCTCTAGTGCGAGCAGTGGCTTTAACATCATTAATTGAACCACCGGTTCTTGTACCTGAATTTTCGTATGTTTCTTTGTATTCATCATCCAAATCAATAATCGCTAATGCATCGCCACGATCTTCAACGTCGGAAAGTAATTGATTACTTAGTGCTGTGTTTGTGAGGCCAGGAATAGAAACAACATCATAAGCTACTACTTCACTATCTGATATAGAATCAATTGCTTTCTTAATTGAATAATTAGCATAGTGCGTAGTGTCATCGCGACTAGTAACATCTAAAACATTTTTATTTGAAAATGGATCTACTTGTGTTATATCAAGACCGTCAAATCCACCAAACATTGGAAGAGCAAACTTGCGAACACCGTCAGTCAATAGTGATTGTGATCCTGAAGCTGCTGTTTCGGCATGACCGGTTGCATGAGACCCAGAGGCCCAATAAAATTTACCATCAAGTTTTCTAACTTCATCTAAAGAAAATACAAAAGAATATTGTGTTGCATCAGCAGCATTGTGTAGATCTATTCCACCGCCTTGGTAACGAAGTAGATCAATATAACTTCTATCACTTAAAGTATTTCTTTCGTTTTTAGAAGCAAACTTGTGCTTTAATCCAAAAAGATCTTTTGCAAGGTAATTTGAACCAGCCCTTGCTGTATTTTGTTCTGTTAATTTTAATCTTGGAGTAGAGAAAGACATTGTTAATTCCACTGTTGCGTCTTCCGTTCCGAGACCGTAGAAAATAGCATTAGCTGCGTCTCCACTAAAATAAGGAACACCAGCGGCGGCAGCTTTAGCATAAAGACCAGTCGCTGCTGTTGCGTTAGCAAGTAATGTACCTTCGGGAAGAAGATTTGCACCACTACCAGAAACAATAGAAAAACCTTTTTGATGGACTGGGCCAAAGAATCCCCAAGGAATCTTGTATGCATCATCGATTGTAGCTTTCCAGTCATCAGCCATTTCTATACGAATGTAATCTGATTGATTTGGATACTCTCCATATAATTCATACCGCTCTTTGTTATTGTCCCAGGTTTGAAATTGATCGCCTAATCTCTTTCCTACAAAGTCTTCTGAGGATTCGTCAAGGTTTAGGTTTGAAAATTGCTCTACTATATCGTCATTTAAGTTACGAACTGTGATTGAAAAAGATGAATTTGGATTCTTAACTGATCCGAGTTGTAGATCTTCAACTGCAATATAGTAATTTTTCTCAAACCAATCGCCTTCACTTAGAGCAACCAAACGAAAAAGTTTTGATTGCTTATCAGAAGCAAAGTTTGCAGTATCTACTGTGGGAGCAGGATCACGATTGATGACCCAACCGGTCTTTGAGGTAGTTGCTTGTGCCGTGTGGTATAACAGGTTATTGGCAGCAAGCGAACCTGATTGCAATGGTAGCAATAAACCATATTGTTGACCAGCGGTGGCGGCTGTGCCACCTGGGCTTGTTATCAAGCGGCTAACTGCTTCTTCATATGTTTCTCCAACAAAATAATTTTTTGCCTGACCAGCAGCAAAATTAGTTGAATAGGTTTTTTGCGGATTTGTGTTTAAAACATTTCTAATATAGTTTGTTTTCTCATCTGGGTCTAGGTGGAATACCAATGATTCAGCAGGACTCCAAGATGCAGGGGCAACGGCAGCAGCATCAGTTGATACTTCTATTTTAAAGGTTGCAGGTTTTCCTGCTGTTGAGATAGACTCAATAAGGGCACCAGCGGAAGAAGTAGTAACTGTTCCACCAGTACCTGCTAGAGTTCCACTTAAAGTAAGTGCCGAACCTGTTGTATAAAAAACTGCCGCTAGTGTTCCATTAAGCTGCGAGCCTCCGGAGCCAGAAGGAACTATAAATAACCCATAAGCAGTTCCATTAGACGCTGGGGCCGCTTCTAAGTCTGCGCCTCCAAGATCCCAACCAGCTTTAACATAGCCGTCGGCTTGGCTTGGTGAATCTTCACCAAGAAGGCGCACAAATGTAACAGGAGATGTGTTTGATGCCAACCATGCTTGGGCAGCATACATCGCATATGTAGGGCCTTGGTTGTTACCATCACGCCAAACATCATCATTGATTGTGCCTTTGCCACTAACTGGCTTTCCAAATACATCAGTGAAATTTTCTAAACTATTAACCTTAATCGGCTTGAGAGCCGGTCCACTTGGTGAACGGCCAATAACTAATAAACCATCGTCTTGCAACGGAGCTTCAATTTTACTCTGATCAATCTCTGTGATCTGAACTCCAGGTGAAACGAAATCAAACTTTCTAGGCATTAAAATACTCTCCTTTAAATAATTAACTCACAGTAAATAGTATTGTTTTAGTCTAAAAACCTATTCTCTGTAATCGTTGTCTTTTTCTTTCCAGGGAATCTTGTCTCCAACGATAACCCGCTCTCTAGATACCCGAATTTTAACATAATTCTCTCTGATTGTGACTTTTGGACGCTCTCGATTCTTGCCTTCTCCAATCAAATATCCAAGCACTTTAATTTGCACAATTGTCTCGAACATTCGCTCGTCGTCGCCCAGATCCTTAACATTTTTAACTTCTGTAAAATCAGGTTGAATGAAGCCTTCGTATTTATAGCCGTCTTGTTCGAAGAAAAAGCCATTGATATTTCCCGTTTTAGTGATAAAAGGGGCAACTAAGTCGTTCATTTGCTGCTGATATTCCGTTCTTATGATAATACTATACATTACAGTAACATATGAAGGCACAGGAATCGTTATTTCTTGATATACGGTCTTGTGCTTGTTGTTCAATTGTGGACCAGTTTCTCTACTGTCCTTTAATAATCTCGCAATATCAGCATTAGTGAAGTTTCTTGTTTTCTCTTGCTGTATTCTTCGTGTGATTGTAACTGTGCCGCCTTTATAGTCGTCCTTTTCGGGATAATGAGCTTGAAATCTACCCTTGAAAGTTGGGTCTTTTGTGATCGATTCACGGGTTACAGAAATTATAGGGAGTTTCAATCTGTCGTCACCGTCTCTTAAAAGTTCGTCTTTTTTGACCTGAAATGCCCTTTCGGATCCAAGCCAAATAACTGGGACTTTCTTCCAACCTTCGTTAGTTGTTGTATGTAAAGCGAGGGTATTATCTGCCCAATTATAAAGCCCCATATCA